ATAGGCTTAGAGCAAGTTCAAGAATACAAGCTTGATGAATATAAACTGCCTTAATGTGGGATTTATTTAAGACAGGTATATACTCTCTATTAGTATTGCTTTTTGTTAGCTGGCTTTGCTATATGTCAGTTAGTGCATTTAAAGAGCTTCAAAGGTATGAGCTAGAAAGAAAGAAAAATGGAGTGATAATCTATGATTGATATTTTTATCATTTGTGTAATTGTTTGGACCATCTCAAGTTTAGCTGTTTTCTCTTATTTCTGCTTTTATTTCCTCCCAGGTTTGATTAATCCTGAGCAAGCTCAGAAGCTTGAACTAGAAAGGAAGGCAAAAAAGATAGAAAAGAAAAAAGGGAAGGTTTACAACCCTAGCCAAGATTTAGATAGGACAATGAGGAAGGGAAAGCCTAAGATATTTGATTAATCCTTTCTTTTGCTATGTTAAAATACTTCTCTTCTTTTTCTATTCCGATGAATTTTCTATTCAAGTTTTTACAAGCGACACCTGTACTCCCACTTCCCATTGTAAAGTCTAAAACAGTTTCATTTTTTAGTGTGTAGGTTTTGACTAAATATTCGAGTAGTGTAACTGGCTTTTGTGTTGGGTGCAGTCTTTTATCTCCATATAGAGCGTGTTTAAATTCAATAATTCTTTTAGGGTATTTTAAAGACGGGTCATAATTTTTAGAATATTCTCTTTTTCCATTACTTATAATTTTTGCTCCGTCTAATGTATTTTTCCCGTTTTTATAACTGACTTCATTTCTTCTATCTCTAATTTTACCTATTACTTTTATCATTTGTGGATAATAAAAAGATTTTTTTTGAAAAAACACAGATATTAATTCGTGGGTGCAATGAGGTATAGTTTTAGCATGAACAAATGTTGACGATTTTCCTTTTTCCCATATCCAGTCATACTTAAACATTTTAACATTAGATATCCTAAGAGCGCTACTAAATGGCTCACTCCCAAACAAACAAATAGCACCATTATCTTTAGTAATTCTTTTAAGTTCATTCCACATAGGTTCAAAAGGTATGACAGTATCCCACTTGCACGCTGTCGTCCCATAAGGAGGATCGGTCAATATCATGTCTATAGACTTATCGGGAATACTTTTCATGACCTCAAGACAATCGCCCAAATGTAAGCCAATCATTAATAAAGCCCTTCAATCTTGCCATCTCCAATAGCGTCAAGCTCTCTGTCACCAAAGCCAATTCCCATATCATGAAGCTTCTTTAACAATTCAGGGGTCCAGTACTTGGTCTTATTCTCGCTCTCTGGTAAGTCCTCATAACCAATCTCGACTAATCCCATATTCTTTAGATGCTGTTTGTATTCCCCATAAGTAGCGCAGTGCTTTCTTATGTTTCTTTGAAAGCCAGGGACAAAGCTATCTCTAACCATAACTTTAGACCTAATAACTGCCATCTTAGGATAGCCACAGCTAAAGCATTGATGCCCATTAATAGAGTATTGAGTTTTTTCAAATTCCTCTATGCTTAGCCTTCTCAAAAACTCTTCATTGCACTTGCGACATTTAAAGCGATAATTTTCATGTTTTTCCATGAGTGAAATTCTAAGCGTATATTTTTATATACACAAGTTTTTTACTTAACAGGCAGCAATAAAAATCTGCTTATGGATAAAAAGAAAAAGCCACTTGATATAGTAAAACAAGTTAAAAAAGACCTTTCAAAGTATCGGAAAAACTTCGAGACTCTTTGGGAGGATGAAGAAGACGCATATTATGGGAAAATCTGGAAAAATACTCCTGAATTTCGTCCCTATGAAAATATGTGCTTCCAAATTGTCGAATCAGAAGTTCCGATATTAAGTGATTCTTATCCAGGTGTTGCCGTAAAGGTAACTGATCCAGAATTTTTAGAACAATCTAAGATATTACAAAAAGGCATTGACTGGGTTCTAGAGTCCCAAAACTTCCAAATTAAATTTCCTAATGTAGTGAGAAAATCACTCATATCCGCACCGTCCTACCTTCACCCATATTATGATGCCAATGCTAAAAATGGAGAAGGCGAAAATAGAATCGAGCAAATCGATTGGCGTTTCGTCTGGCTTTCAGGAAATAGCGAGTACATCGAAGACTGCGACAAGGCTCGCATTGAATTGAAAAGATCCCGTGAATGGTTAAAGCTTAACTATAAGAATTTCACAAAAGAGATTGAAAATCAAAAACCGGACATAATCGAAAAGTCCGAGCGAGACCATCAGCTAGAGCGTTTTGATTCAATGGAATACGCTCGAAGAAAGAAGCCAGCTATGTATCAAGATGATGATATGCTTAAGCTGGTTAAGACTTATATTCGTGACTACTCACTTGAGGAAATACCTCAAGAAGAGACAATTGAAGACATTGAAAAAGAAAAAGAGCAATTAGCCGAGGGCATGAGCCCTGATATTAATCTCTATGAAGACCATAACTATCACATAGAGGCTCACTCTCAAGAAATAATGGAAATCTTTGCCCAGGTAGGGGCTCAAGATGAAGAATCCTTTCAAATGGCAATCGAGCAAATTCTAGCCGAGTCACCTGAAAGCGGAGTTGAAGAGCTAGTGTTTAAAGTTGAGCTACTCAAAAGCCACATTGAAGAGCATCAAGTTCTACAAAAAGAAAATCCGAAAGGTGGAAGACCTAAATATAAAAATGGCTTAAGAGTCATTGAAACACTAGAGGATAAAACCGTCCTTTACGATGGACCCTCTCAAGATGATCATGCAGAAATTCCACTAGTCCCCTTCTATGCTTATAGAGATGGGACTATTTATGGCTATGGTGAAATAAGAAATATTATTGACTCCGAGAGAATGAAAGCAGAGCTTCAATATAAAGAATATGAAGGCCTAAGAAAAGTAGCCAACCCAGGCTTAATAGTTGATGAAGAATCAGGATTAACTGAAGACGATATAACTAATGAAGACGGTGCCATCTACGTTCTACCTCAAGGGACTAACGTTAGATACCTTCAACCTGGAAGTGTTAGCCCGCAGATCGGACAGTTTAACCAAGATCGAAAAAGATCAATTCTGGATATCTCAGGAGTCAATGAAGCTACTCAAGGAAAGATGCCAGCTCCAAACGCAGCTGCCTACACTGTTGAGAAAATCAACCAACAAGCTGTTGGCAGGATAAGATTAAAAGATCGGCAAAATCAAAGATACTCAATTAAAAGACTTGGTAAACTTTTAGCAAGCAATATTATTCAATATTGGACTAATGACAAAGTTCTTTACTTAACTGAAGAGGGCGATCAAATAGATCAAATCGTCTTCAATCCTATTGGGATGCAAGAGTTAGAATATGAAGTTGAGATAAGTGAAGGATCAATGGCAGGGATTGATAAGGACTCCTACAATGCCATGCTGTTTAACTTACTTAATGCCGGTCAAATCACCTTAAAAGATATTCTAGAATTAGGTGATATTCCTAAAGCTAAAAAACTAAAAGCAATTGTAGCAGAAAGAGAAAATACTGAAGCTCAATTGCAGCAAATGCAACAAGAAAATATTTTATTAAAGGGACAATATGCTCCGCAAAGCCTCACTGAAGAGGAAGCAGAGATATTTGCCCAGTTACAATCTGAAGCACAAATGACCCCCAATGATGGGCAAGTCTAGCAAAGGATAGATATATATGAGCGATTTAGAAAAGTACATGGATGATGCCAACCTAAGTGACTTAGGCGCAGAGACCAGTGCTAGTGAATCCACCGAGGCAAGCGTAGAGAGCCCCTCAACTAGTGAAGTTGAAAGTCAAGCAAGTGAGAGCGAGTCACCAAGCTTAGAGGATCAACTTAATGACTTTAATTCTCAAGAAACTAATCAAGAGAATGAAGGTCAACCATCCAATGCTTTATTAGACCAATTAAATGATCTTGGCGTTATCCGACAAGGGATGCCAGTTGAGTTTGATGATGTTGATAAGGTTAAGGAGTATTTGTCTAAAGGTTTCGACTACACAGCTAAAACAATGGAATTAGCTGACCAGCGAAAAGAGTTTGAATCTCAAATGCAAGCGCAGCAAGAAGAGATCCAACAGATTCGCCAGGAAGCTGAGACTTTTAGAAATGAGAATCAAGAAAAATTAACCGAAAACGAGGTTATGGGACAGGTTCTATCTGAGTTAAGAGATTCAGATCCCGATGCTTTTAATTACATTGCTAACGCCTACAGTAGAATGATGGGTACTATTCAAATGCAGAATAATAATCCTGTTTTACAAGGTGTTAATCAAAAGATCAGTGAACTAGAAAAACAACTTCAGAGCAAAAACCAAGAGCAAGAGCAGAATGAAATTAGCAACATTCAACAGGAATGGACTAATGGATTACAAGAAGTTCAATCAAGTTTTGGACCTAAGCTTAGACAGCTAGGAATAAAACCAAATTGGCAAAAAGTTCAAAACAATTGGAAAAGCGACAAGTCAGGGCAAACCTCTGTAAAGGAAGCTTTTTTTGCTGTTCATGGAGACCAAATACATAAAGCTTTAGAGGCTCAAAGTAGGCTTAACGCCACAAGGGCTAAAAGCAATAGTCGTATGGGTCCACAGAAAACTGAAGAGGTTAAAACTGATCAAAATAAAAGCGTCCATGGCTCTGGTACTTACTTGAAAGATCTTGAGTCCATAGCTGCAAAGTATGTATAACAAAAGGATAAGTTATGGCGTTTACTTACACACAAGTCACGGCTAGAGTGTTGGCCGCTTAATATAGGGATATATTAATATGAACTGGGGAAAAAACGGGAAGGCTAAAATTCAAAAGAATCATGCTAATCCGAACGGAAGTATCGGGAGTAACAACCCCTTACACGTGCAACGCATAGGCAATGAAACTGCAATAGCAGAATATAACTTGCCCACGAGTCTCCGGCACCTAGAACAGGTGAAAAGGTATGCTGAACTTATGGGAAACCATAAGAACTAGAGGATAAAAAGCCTTTAGGGTAACAAATTGATCACTAACGATCTAATTAAGGATAAATTAAGTGAAGGCGTTTTCAATTCAAATGCTTTCTTAGCACGTCTAAGAGAAAAACAAATGTTAGAGGAAGGCGGGAATAAGATTCTTTGTCCTTTAATGACAGTAGATGATACTGGGTCAACAGGTGAGTTCTACTCTCCACGAGATGCTCTGTCTCTAAATGAATATGATGGAATTTCGGCGTCTGAGCATGACTGGAAATACATCGTAGAGAGCGTTGTAGTTTACAAGGCTGACATTGCTAAAAATGCTGGTAAACTAGGTGTTTTAAAGCTTATTGACAGCAAAGTTCGTCAAGCTGAAATGGCAATGAGACAAAGAATGGCTAAAAGTGCTGTTGGTGATGGAACTGGTGCTAATGAGTTCATCGGTCTAGATGCTATTATCGCTTCATCTGGTTCTTACGGCGGGATTGCATCTACTGATCTTCCTAGCTGGGTTTCTTATGTAGATGACAATAGCGATGTTGCTAGGGCTTTAACTCAAGCGATCGTTGACAAGGCTTACGACCAAGCTGCTGAATTTGGAATTGGTGCGCCTACTCTTGGTATCATGGGTAAAGGTGTTTTCTCTAAGTTCAAAGGACTTTTAACAGGTATTCAAAGAACTACTCGTGAAAATACTCTTGATGGTCTAGGACATAAGGGACAAGCTCTTGTCTACAATGGGATCGACCATATTATTGAGAACAATATGAATTCTGGGGAATTATATTATATTGACGAGGGTCATTTCCGTCTTCATGTGCATCAGGACCATAACATGCGTCGTCAATCGATCAAAGATCTTGAGACAGCTGATGCATTGCTTGAAAGAATTTTCCTTTACGGTGCTGTTGTTGCTTCAGAGAGAAAATTTCACTCAAGAATTAATGATATTACAGTTTAATTAAAGGGGTATAGAATGAAATTATTACTTTTATCTTTCGTTTTGACCTTCTCTGCCTTTGGTAAGGTATGTTTAGAAGGTCGTTCAACTACTGAAGACGGTACAGGGTCTATCAAGTCTCAAGAGATTTGTTATATCAATGTAAAAAATGGTTCCGGTGGATCTTTAGCTAAAGGTGCTGTGACTATCTTAGATGAAGACGCAGCTAATGGGTTCACTGTAAACACAAGTACAACAGCTGGTGCCGTTCCTCATTGTGTTTTAATGGAAGCTTGTGCATCTAACAAAGTTTGTAAGTGTCAAACTTACGGATATGCTAGTTTTGTAGATTTTGATGTAACGAACTCAAATGCTACAAAAGGAAACTTGGCTTTTATCTCTGAAAATAACGCTGGTTATATTCAAGGTGAAGCTGAAGGCTCTTATGCTGCTTCAGATGTTCCAGTTGGTGTTTTCCTTGAAACTGCTTCAGCTTCAGGAGAAATCAAAGTTTGGCTTAAGCTCGACTAATGTTTAATCACATAATTGGGGGTGGGTTGATACTCACTCCCTTTTTATTCAGATTTTCTCATGGAATGAGTCAACCAAGGATTTCAAAAGCCTTTTTCTTGTACTTTGTCTGTGCAATAGCGGTCTTTTTCTATGAGAAGTCAAAAGATATCGATATCAAGCATAAACTTGCTATGGTGTCGATTATTGCCATAAGCTTATTTAATACAAATATGTTTATGAGCAATAGATTCTGGCTACAATTTCAGCTCTTAAGCAGCTTTTTATTCTTGTTTTACATGATGATTACTAGTGATCTAAAAAAAGAAGTTCTTATAAGATATATAATTGCTTTATGCTTTATCGAATCTTTCTGGGTCTTCTCCGCTTCGTTAGGACATAATTTTTACGACTATCTCGCCATGCTTTTCCCAGGTGTCGAAGTCGCTGAAAAGTCTATTTCTTATCAGAAGTATCCTTTAGGAAGTTTGAATAATCCAAATTTATCAGGGGCTTTAATTGCTGTGACTATGCCCTTCTTCTTCAAAAAAGATGTATGGCCATGGCTTATCTTGCCAGCGACTAGTTTATATTTATGTGATTCAGCAATGAGCTTTTTAACCTTAATTGCTGGTGTATCATTTTATCTATGGAATAGGTTTACTAAAGATAAATTAACTCCCTATATAAGCTTTGCAGCTCTAGGGATTCTTTTTTTAGCAATAGGACTACCAGAATCGGGATTTTTTAGTGGACAGTCTAGATATCAAGCATGGATGAAGTCACTTGATTATTTTACTAGTCCTCTTTTCGGTCATGGATTAGGTTGGACAGGGGACATTTTTAGAGAAAATGTCTTTGGTCGAGAGTACTTTGTGCAGCTTCATAATGAATACTTGCAAACTCTATTAGAGATGGGAATAGTCGGACTATTTTTCTTTGTAGCAGCCTGGATGATATGCGCTCTAAGATCAAGAAATATTCTAGTATCCTCCTCAATGTTTGCTATCGCTGTAAACTCTTATGGGAATTTTTATTTTCATATCTCTCTGCTTAGTTTTGTCGCTTTAATTATTGCTGCAATTGCCTATAATAATAAAGAAGGTGTTTTATGAGTCAACAATGGAATGGTAAGGCTTTAATTGATTGGTTTGGAGTTAGACTATGGGACTCATCAACTACTTTTAGAGGCTATATAATCGATTGGATAAATGA